CCTTAACAACATAGCTACCTGATGCAACCGGTGCAGTAGCTGTGATTAGCCCCGCTGTGCTAGACAGGAAATACGGTGTACCCGCCGACAGCCCACCAGTCGTACCAGCTACTGCATCCCACTCGCCGGTAGTTCCAGTAAGAATATTGTCTATCTGGATGAGGCCAGCAGCAGCAGCTGCGATAGCATCCTGTGCAAAACCTAAAATCCTTGCGGAGGCGGTGGCGGCGGCAGATGCTTTATCACAGGTATTGGCAGCAGATACATAGACTGGAGCAAGTGCTGCAAGCGCAACTGCCGCTGTAAGGGATACTACATCAACCTCGGAAGAAGCTGAGCTTATCGTATCTCCCGCAGGGATTTCTTGCAGTTGGCCGCTGATAATAACTAAGGGTTTACGAATTGCCATGATGATTCTCCTATGAAAGTAAGATAGATTCTTCGATATTTACTAAAAGCAAGTCAGCTCTAACAGCCTGGCCTACGCTTACTACATACCCTGTAACCGGGGATGCATTCTGTATCGCTAGATTTCCTAGAAAATAGGGAGTTCCTACCGATAAACCTGCTAATGTCAGGGAGCCTGATGTTCTTCCCTCACATGTAAGTCCTGTTGTTGTAGTGGCGGCTGCTATGGCCACTACTCTGAAGTTGGTTATATTATCAGCTATATAGAATTTGTTTGCTGATACATACAACGGATCACCTAGAGTGATATTCTCTCCAGCCTCTAATGATAGAGAGGCAGTACCACCACCTACACCACCACCTAGCGACGTTTCTACTCCTGCATCGTCCTTTGAGTAGAGTAATCCATCAGCTTTGGCATACACTGCTACATACCCTATAGAGGGTGTTGCAGGTGCTGCGCCTTCTGGCATTAGATGCTGTCCCATATCCTATCCTATCACCATTAGATTGCCATTGATTGTAAGGTCGCTATCAACTTTAAGATAGCTGGCCACTATGTATGAGGTATCCGCTGCGATCGTTTTCGGAGAGGATATTACATTAGAAACAGTGGCATTTCCAGCCCCAGTAGCAAGCTCCTCGATGGTTGCATAGTTTTGGGTAATAGCTTTTATATGAGGAAAGATCATTTTCTTAATCCTCTAAAGCTAGGTCTTTACGAAGAGCCTTAAACATATCCAGTCCAGAAATCTCATGCTTTTTAGCAGAGGAATCATCTCCTAGGGTCGCAAATACAGAGGCAGAGGCTAGATCAATGATAGCATAAGGAATCTGGTCTAGCATCCAGTGGGTTGTATTGGTAACAGAATCCAAGGTAATGGGATAGGTAAGATACCCCACTTCTAGGATTGTTGTAAGTTCTGCTAGGACGTAGGTCATCGAGGTTCCGGCTACATAGTAACTATTAGGCTGAAGAGTATTCTTGGGGGTGAATATCTTAGATTCATGTACTTTGTTAAGATAATAGCGTTGAGCAGTTGGCTTAACATAAGTGAACTTCCTGAAGCGGGTCAGAGGAGCTATGGAAATGGTATCTCCGTACAGAGTAGGGTCAATTGCAAGAGAGGACTCTATTAGGTCTGCACGGAAATTCCCTAGAAAAGTACAGTATGAAACAGCCTTATTTATAGCAAGAGCTGCATCAACTGCCTTATCTGGGCGGGAGGTTATCCTAAGAACATGAGCTAGTACTTCAGAGAAGTTCATTTATATCACCTACTTATTTAACCAGCTTCAGATTGCCGATACTCTCGAAGTAGGCACACAGCTCTTTCTCTTCTGTGGTAACAGGGACAAAGTAGCCATTAGTGGTCTTGAGAGGGTTGCCTGCGGCATTGAGGATCTTCTGACCTCGGATGTTCTTATACATCCCTGGCTTAGGCTGGAATACGGCGGGCTTGGGTTGCTGAGCTTCTTGCGTCATGGTAATTCTCCTAAAAGAGGTGGATACTCTTTCCCACTAAAGGGGGCTGGAGGAGCGACCAGCAGAGTATCCGAAAGATTTAGCTCCGAGCAGCTTATACAGCTGCGGTTAGACCTTCGATTAGAGCACAGGAGTAGGGGTTGACCAACTCTACTGCTAGCTCAGTGGTAAGAGAACCACCAACACCATCTGTGCCATTCTCTACAATTTTACCACCAGCACCGTACTCTTCTGCTTTGGTATCACGGTCATCCATATAGGCCAGTTTAAGAGCCGGCATATCTAGGACTAGTGCAGTACCTTGTAGACCTAGGCCATTCATCAGCGGGTGCTCGATGATATTAACTTCACCCTTATAGAACTTGAACTTGGTGAAGTTCATACCAAAGCTAGTCTCGTTTTGCGTGATATAGACTTGGCCAGAGGCGCGACCTACATCATTGATAACCTTGATAGCCTGCGAGTCGCCGAACAGGGTACGAGTCTTGGCATTGCTCATATCAGTAGAGAACTGGAAAGCCGGTTCCAGCAAAGATACAAGCTGAGCAAAGGTAGTGGTCGGGCCTGCAGTGTTAGTATTGCCAGGTGCATACTGCTCCATAGCATCAATAACACCTTGTGTAGCATGGATAGGTTGAGAGCCAGTAGTATCCATCTTCGGTTGACCCCAGATCATAGCAGATTCAATATCCACTGCATGGAACATCGCAGCATCCTTACGAGACTCTGCAACATTGGAGTAGCCTTGCTCTGCTAGGGAAGCCCGTGCAGTATCAGACAACGCCCACGCATTACGGAAGATTTGCGTGAAGTTGGGGATATAGGTAGTAGCCAACTGACGAGCAGTAGGACGAGCACTGTTCTCAGCAAAGGCAGTACCTACTTGCATCAGGACATCTGCTGCATTGATAGCAGCAGCAGCTACCCGACCAAAGGCACGAACAACCACCACAACAGTAGCATTGGTGATAGCAGTAACTAGCACGTTCTCACGGGTGCGAGGGTTGTGTAGTACCATACCAACAGTCATACCAACAGTAGAATCCACAGTCAGCGAGGTAGCACCTACTAAATCACCCGCAGGAGAAGTTGTGCGAATGAAGGTCATGGTTTTAGAGAAGTATCCGTGAGTAGAAGCTTTGGCCTTCGACTTACCGGACTGGGAAGACAGCGCAAACATAGGAGCTGAACCATTCGGGAACAGACGCAGTAGAGTACCTGCGAAAGACCGCGTGTTCAACTCAGCAGGGTTCATGCTGGTATTAAAGACGCCATTTAGTAGTGCCATGATATGTTTCCTTTATAAAGGTTAAGAAAGATACTTGCTCCAGTCCATCTCTCCCTCTTTAGTGCCATTAGCTTTAGAAGATTGCGCAACTGGAGCTAGTGCTGCACTCAAATCTGCAATATACTTCTGGGCTGCTGTAGCAATCTGTTGAGGAGAGGAGTCTGGGTTTGCAGTAGCGAACTGATTAGCTACTCGGTTCAATTCTGCTTTTACAACGGGATGATCGTAGTTGGGGGCAGTAGATAAAGCATTGGAAGTGAGCTGTTCTCGTACTCCAGTGTTTAACTTCTTACTCTCATAGTCTGCACGTTGACCAAGATGCGTCTCCGTGAGGGATGTGGCGTGCTCTAGGGAAGCACTGTAGGCGTTGCGGCCTACGGATTGAATAACAGATAATAGAGCTTTTGTATCTCCTGCTAGAGCCTTCTCCATTTGCTCAGGCTGTACACCCTTAGTGAAGTCCATTGTAGCAGATACTTCATTAAGAATCTTAGGGTCTAGCTTGAAACTTGGTGCTTGGATGGCAGAAGATTTAGTTGCATCTTCGAACATTTTGGAATAGGCGTCAAGGGGGTTAATTGGAGTTCCACTGACTTCGGGAATCTTACCCTTATCATCTGTAGTAATAGGGGACTCACCTAGCTTTTTATCTTCTTGGACAGTTGGTGCTGTACCAGTAGCCGGGGTAGGGGTTCTAAACATATCAGTAAATATACTCATGGTGATGCTCCTTAGTTAGATTGAGGGGATTGGGGTGCTTCTATGGATAGAAGCGTAGATACTACTTGAAGCTTTCCTTGCACTACTGCATGGGCTTGCGCCAGTGTATCCTTATCATTACCAATAACTGATAGGGATAGTAACTCCTTTGCATCATTGAGTGCCATGATGCGGAGGAATTTCTTTAATAGAGGATTGGTGAAGATTTCTCTTATCAACTCCTCTTCTGTTTCTGATAGTACTAGATTGGGTATTGCATCGTCGAGGCTCATGCTGGTACTCCTTGCTGTTGTGGTTGTTGGGCTTGTTGGGCTTGTGCATTCTGCTGTACATTAGCTACTGCCTGCTCTGGGGATGGCGTATATTCTTCCATTCCTCGGATTCCTGTTAGCTGGGCTAGGTGGGCTACCATCCCAGGCAAGGAACCTCCATACGAAGCTTGGAGTTGCTGGCTTTGAGAGATAAGTTGTATCAAGGTCATTAGACTCTCAGTCGAAGCGAGCTTGCTCTTTGGAGTATATCCATCAGCTAGACGGAAAGCTAGGACTTGCCTACGCAATTCGTCTATATTGATCTTGATAGTCTCCCCCGATTTTTGAGATACTAGCTCAACATCATCCCCATATTGGAAGATATTAAGTTTGAGGATATTCTTAAGAGGCTGGAATACCTGAAACTCAAGGGTAAGAGCTGGTAAGCGTAAACGGGAGTCTGCTCCACCCATGGTATCCTGCCACTCTGCTACACTCTTATTCCCCTTCTGGAATTGCCCCTGCATAGGGGAGTTAAGGCCAGAAAGTTCTTTACCAAAGGATACTATACGCATACCAGAGTCCAAGGCTCCTTCTGTTCCACGAGCATCAAAGGGAATCTGGTGATATGCGTCCCTGATAGTCTTAGTAGAATCTAGTGAGTTGCTCTTTACAGGAATCTTAGGAGCTGGTACTGGTGCATTTATATCCGAGGTCTTAATTAGATCAGGGTCGTATAAAGCTCTATCCGACACAGCCCTACGAGCTGCATTGAAGCTGATATTGAACAAGGTCTCGGCAGCCTGTTGGAAGGGGATGTTACCTTCTGCGATAGACTGCGTCTGATACCCTAGACCATCC